GTAGCCTTTGACACCCTTGTGGCAGGACATAGGGCGGATGCGGGTGGTGTAGTTGGTCATGTTGTATGCTCCTGTTAATTAACGGCTGATGTTCTTTACGGCACCGCGTGGGCCGATGGTGACGTGACGCTTGCTGCGTCCGAAGATTGAAGCCATCGTGCCTTCGTCGCCGACAAGGCCAGCCTCGGCGTAGATGGTGACGCGGCTGCGGTTATTGAAGCGCGTGACCGTTAGCGTCTTGAGCTCAAAATCTAAAAAGGTGATCGAGCTGATCAAGTTGTCGGCTGCGCGGCGCTGGGCTGGGTTCAGATCGTCAAGCGAGATCTCAACGGTCGCTGCCGCGAACTCTGCAAGTAGGGCGTCGAGTGCGTTCATTTCGGTGTCGATGGTGGCTAGGTCGGTCATTTTTTTACTCCATTTGCGTTGCTGATAAACAGTCCCTAGACGATGCAATCCGGCATTGCAATACACAAAATGCATTTTTATTTAATTAATTGCAGCATGCATCATTTGCAGCATTAAGCCTCATGCTGCAAATGGTGCAGCTCGGAGAAATGCAGCATTTATGCAGCATCAAGGGGAGCCTTCTAAGAGAAGGCCCCCACCTGCTGCAAATGCTGCACCGAGCAGATGCTGTGATGCGCTGTGCTTTTTTCGTGTTGCCCCGGAAGTCTCTCGCGCTGCATGATGCGTTGCGCTGCGTGATGTGGTGTGTTAGTCGATCAGACGTTATTCACTAGGGGTTTAGAAAAATGGAAAAGAGGTACCTCGGAAACAAACCGAAAACCGATGACTGGAATTCCCTCGGGTCGATAGAGGCTGACGGTAATTGGTTTGTGTACATCAGGCCTGATCCGCTGACCGAGTGGACGTCGGTCAAAGTCGTGGCGGATGGCAGGGCACCGCGTAAAGCGAACTATTGGCTGGGTTGGAATGGCCAGCGGTTCAGCAGCCGCCATGCGGATCTGCCGCGACTGCTCATCCGCAGTGCATTGGCTAGAGCCGTGGAGGATATGCTGAAGGGCCCAGCGGATGGCTCCGATTTGCTTTGACAGCGAGAGCCTGTTTGGCGTTGATGGGGTAGGCTCGGCTGGGTGATTTGGAATAGCTCAGTCGAGCTGCCTCTTGCATGTGGGTGAGAATGCGGTTATCTAGGGGCCGTAACTGGTAGCACTGTGTAACCGAACGGAGCATGCAGACGAGATGACTGGCCGACCTAGCACATACACTGAGGAGATGGGTAACCTCATCTGTGATAAGCTCACCGAGGGCATCAGTCTGCGCAAGCTGTGCAAGTCCGACGAGTTTCCAAACGCATCGACAGTGTACGTGTGGCTCGATCGCTTCCCCTCCTTCGCCGAGCGCTACATGCGCGCGCGGGAGGCCGCCACCGAGGACATGCTGGAGGAGATCTTCGAGATCGCCGACAACCCAGAGATCGAGGTGCAGGACAAGCGCGTGCGCATCGACACGCGCAAGTGGGCAATGGGCAAGCTCAAGCCGTCGCGCTATGGCGACGTTCCGCAAAAAGACAAAGTCAAGGACGACGAAATCGAGGCACCTGAAGCAGACGCCTTGGCCGCGTTCTTCGCCGAGACCATATTGGCCGCGAAGCGCAACAGCAAATGATCCCGCGCCTGTTCACCAACCCGTGGCGTCGCATCCGCGAATTGGAGGCGGCTGCCGATCACCACGCGACTGAGCAGTACGCGCTCAATCACGCACTGCATCTGGCCAACGAGCGTTACGACAAGATCCGCGCAGCCAATCATGAGCTGCGCGAAACGCTGACGCTGTACCGCAACAATGGATGACGTGATCGAACTCGAGGTAGCGCAGGCGCGCGCCATGAAACCCGAGGCGCGCATCCTTGTCGATTGGCAGGTGCGCTGGGCGAAGATGGCGCGACCGAACCAGATCCCCGACGCAGACTTTAGCGAGTACGGCTACATGGCCGGACGCGGTTTCGGCAAGACCCGGATAGGCGCAGAATGGCTGGGTGCCAAAGCCGCCCTGTACCGCAATACATACTGCGCCGTGATCGCGCCGACCTATGCCGACGTCGACAAGGTCTGCTTTCAGGGTGAGAGCGGCCTGCTCAACGTCATCCCCGAGGCGTTGATCAAGAAGTACAACAGCACAGATCTTCTCCTCGAGATGAAGAACGGCACGAAGATCCGTGGCTTTACGTCAGAGAAGCCTGCGCGTCTGCGCGGTCCGCAGCATCAGTTCATCTGGTGCGACGAGCTGGCCGCATGGCAGAACGCCGAAGAGACGTGGGACATGGCCATGATGGGGCTGCGTCTCGGCGCGAAGCCGCAGGTGCTGTGGACGACGACGCCTCGGCCAGTCGAGCTGGTGCGCAAGCTGATCATCCCGAAGGCGGGACGCACCGTGGTCACCGGCTCGACGTTCGACAACCGCGCCAACCTGCCCGATCGGTTCTTCGAGAGCCTTGAGGCCTACGAGGGCACAACGCTTGGGCGTCAAGAGATCTTTGGCGAGCTGCTGGACCCGTCCGAAAATGCTATCATCAAGAAGAGCTGGCTCAAGTTGTGGCCCGCGAAGAAGCCGCTGCCCGCGTTCGACTGGATCATCATGTCACTCGACACTGCGTTCACTGAGGCGACCCGCGACACGAAGAGCGGCGACGCCGACTACACGGCGTGCAGCGTCTGGGGCGTGTTCCAACACGACGAGAAGGGCTACACCATCCTGCTCGATTGCTGGCAGGAGCAGCTCGGCATGCCCGACCTGATCAAGCGCGTGAAGAAAGAGATGAACACGGCGTATGGCGACGACCAAGACGTCGCGTTGATCAAGCCCATGTACGGTAGCTCAAAGCCGCTGACATCTGGGCGCAAGCCAGACATCCTGTTGATCGAGGACAAGGGGAGCGGCATCAGCTTGAGACAGATGCTCGACCGCGAGGGTATACTGGCACACGCCTACAACCCCGGCAGAGCAGACAAGCTGGCGCGCCTGCATGTGGTCAGTCCCGTGTTCGCACGGCGCAGGGTGTTCCTGCCGGAGAGCGACAAGTTCCCCGGCAAGCCGCGCGTCTGGGCCGACCCGCTGGTGGCGCAGCTCTGCTCGTTCAGCGGCAAGGGCAGCATCAAGCACGACGACTTCGTCGACAGCACAACGCAGGCGATGCGGCTCATGATGGACAAGGGCATGCTCGGCTCGCTGGTCGACAAGAAGCCGCAAGAGATTGATAAACCACCGCCGAAGGTGATACAGAACCCGTATGGGCAATAAGGATTAGGCAATGATCGAAGACGAAGACATCATCGAGGGCGAGACCGTTGAGTTCGACGGCGAGGACGTGACCGACGTTGAGGACACCGAGGACGGTGGCGCTATCGTCACGCTCGACGAGAACGGACCAGCCGCAGGCGAGAGCGAGTTCTACGACAACCTAGCCGAGACTATGCCCGAGCCGGACCTAAAGTCACTGGCATCGAAGTTCCTCGAACTGATCACCCGCGACAAGGAGGCGCGCAAGAAGCGCGACGAGCAGTACGAGGAGGGCATCCGCCGCACCGGTCTCGGTGACGACGCGCCCGGCGGCGCACAGTTCAACGGCGCATCGAAGGTCGTCCACCCGATGATGACCGAGGCGTGCATCGACTTCGCGTCGCGCGCCATCAAAGAGCTTCTACCTCCGCAGGGTCCAGCAAAGGACCTGATCGAGGGCGAAGTCACGATGAAGAAGATCCAGAAGGCGAAGCGCAAGACGTCGCTCATGAACTGGCAGCTCACGGTGCAGAGCCAAGAGTTCCGCTCGGAGCTTGAGCAGCTACTGACGCAGGTGCCACTCGGCGGCGCGCAGTACCTGAAGATGTCATGGGACGAGGCGCGCAATCGCCCCGGCTTCCTTGCCGTCATGATCGACGACATGTACCTGCCCTTCGCTGCGACCAACTTCTACACCGCGCAGCGCAAGACGCACGTCCAGTACCTGACGCAGCTCGACTATGAGATGCGCGTCGAGAGCGGCATGTACCGCGACGTCGACCTGACGCCTCCGGGCCTTGAGCCTGAGCGCTCAAGCGCCGACGTGGCCAACGACAAGATCGAGGGCCGGTCAGACACCAGCTACAACGAGGATGGCCTGCGCACCGTGTTCGAGTGCCACGTCATCGCCGACGTCGAGGGTGAGGGCAACGCGCCGTACATCATCACCATCGACAAGCCGTCGAGCAAGGTGCTTGCGATCTACCGCAACTGGGACGAGGAGGACGACAGCCGCGAGCCACTCGACTGGTTCGTCGAGTTCCCGTTCATCCCGTGGCGCGGTGCCTACCCGATTGGCCTGCCGCACATGATCGGCGGCCTATCCGCTGCCGCGACCGGCGCGCTGCGCGCACTGATGGACAGCGCGCACATCCAGAACGTGCCGACGATGCTCAAGCTGAAGGGCGGCACACGCGGCGGCCAGTCGCTGAACATCCAGCCGACGCAGGTCGAAGAGATCGAGGGCGGCCTCAACGTCGATGACGTCCGCAAGCTGGCCATGCCGATACCGTTCAACCCGCCATCGCCGACATTGTTCCAACTGCTCGGCTTTGTGGTCGACGCAGGCAAGGGCGTCGTCCGCACATCGATGGACAACCTCGCCGACCAGAACCCGAACGCGCCAGTCGGCACGACACTTGCATTGATCCAAGAGGGCATGACCGTCTTCTCGTCGATCCACGCACGTCTGCATGCCGCGATGGCCCGCACGCTGCGTATCCTGCATCGCCTCAACGCGATGTATCTCGATGACGCGGACGTCAAGCATGAGGTCGGCGAAGTGCTGGCCACACGCGCAGACTTCGAAGGCCCGATGGACGTCGTGCCTGTGTCCGACCCCGCGATCTTCAGCGAGGCGCAACGCTTCGCGCAGGTGCAGGCCGTGTCGCAGCGCGCCGCTGCGCTGCCGCAACTGTATAACTTGCGCAAGGTCGAGGAGCGTCTGCTTGACACGCTGCGCGTGCCGAACCCGAAGGAGTTGCTCAACCCGCCGCTGGAGCCGAAGCAGCAGAACGCGGTCAACGAGAACGTCGCGGCCACGATGGGCCGACCGATCGTCGCCTTCCCTGAGCAGGACCACATCGCCCACCTCAAGACGCACTTGGCGTACATGACGAACCCAGCGCTCGGCGCAAGCCAGCTCATCGCGCCAGCCTATTTGCCAGTGATACTGGGCCACATCAAGGAGCACCTTGCGCTGTGGTACGCGTCGACCGTGCTTGAGCTGGCCGAAGATACGTCGGGCATCGACATCGCCGAGGACATGAAGAACCTCAAGGACGACGAGGCGCGCCGTGCGTTCGATCGCATGTTGGCCGAGGCGTCTCAGACTGTGGTCGCCGACGCGACTGAGGTGTTCTCATCGCTGCCGCCTGTCATCGCGCAGGCCATGCAGATGATGCAGCAACTCGCGCCGCAGCCGCCGCAAGACCCGCGCACCGCCATAGAGGGCCAGAAGCTACAGGCACAGGCGCAGCGCGATCAGGCGCAGATGCAGCTTGAAGGTCAGAAGCTACAGATACAGACCCAGAAGGATCAGACTGCCATGCAGATCGAGGGTCAGAAGATGCAGGCCGAGGCAATGCAGAGCCAAGCAGAGATGCAGCTTCAGGCACAGAAGCTACAGATCGAGCAGCAGCTTGAGCAGATGAAGCAGGACCGCGAGGACGCCCGCAAGTCGGCGGAGCTGAACGCCCGCATGACCATGAACCAGCAAGACAACCAGACGGCCATGCAGCTTGCGCAGGCCGAGATCATGTCTGGCGAACGCATCGCAGTGTCAACCGGCACTGGGATAAATCCGAACCCATAAGGAACTCACTATGGCCGACAATGCAAAGACCGCGACACCGAAGGGCACCAGCCCGAAGGCAGGCGACAAGTACATGCCCATGCACAAGAAAATGGCAATGGGCATCATGCCTCCTGTTGGTAAGTCACCCAAGACACCAGCATGAGAATAGAGACCCTCCTTCAGCGTCTCGAGACAGAGCAGTCAGCAATGGCTGTTGAGGCGCTGGAGAGGCCGTCTGGCAAGACCGAGTTTGATTATGGACGCGCCATTGGCCTGTACGCTGGATTGCAGCGGGCCAAGGAAATCCTTATCAACACGGTGGCGGAGGACGACAAACGTGAATTTTAGGAGCACACATGCAGATAAATGGAAACAGCGTCGAGTTTAGTTACGACGGACTTGATGAAGCATTCCCACCCTGTGACGCAGGCGTGCGGCCATTCGGCTCGCGCGTCCTGTGCCAGATACGGACACCCAAGACAAAGACGAAGGGTGGCATCATCCTGACAGGCGACGTCCGCGAGACGGAGCATTACAACACGCAGGTCGCCAAGGTCATCGACGTCGGCAGCCTCGCGTTCAAGAACCGCAGCACAATGGAAAGCTGGCCTGAAGGGTCGTGGTGTGAAGTCGGAGACTTCGTGCGCGTGCCCCGCTACGGCGGCGACCGTTGGTCGGTAAAGACCGATGATGGAGAAGAGGCCATCGTCGTAATCTTCAACGATCTTGATTTGGTAGGCAAGGTCACTGGTGACCCGCTTGCCGTCAAGGCATTCCTCTAGGAGCATAGATATGGCTGACAACCAAATTACAGAAAATGATGAAGACGACATCGTAATCATCGAAGGCGAGGAACCCGTTGAGGAGGCCGCGACCGAAGATGCTGACGATAGCGATGATGACGACGATGATGGTGACGAGCGGCTTGGCGATAGCGAAGACGACAGTGACGAGGAGATCGCCCGCAAGAGCCGTAGCAACGTCAAGCGCGTGAAGCAGCGCGAGCGGCAGAAACGCGCCAAGGAGCACGCAGATCGCGAGCTTGCCGAGTTGCGTGCGCAGAACGATACGCTACTGCGTCGCGTCTCCGCCATTGAGGGCAACACGCTTGCCAGCAATGTAAACGCCATCGACCAACGCATTGCGCAGGCTCAGGCCGACGTGAAGCAGGCCGAGAGCATCATCGCCCGCGCAGTCGAGGCCGGTAACGGTGACGACGTGGCAACGGCGATGCGTCTGCGTGACGAGGCGCAGTACGAGGCGCAGCAACTGTGGCAGCAGAAGCAGCAGGTGGAGCAAGTCCGCCAGCAGCACGCCAACCCCGGCCCTGACCCGCGTGTAGTAAACTACGCCAAGGAATGGATGGATGCGAACCCTTGGTACGACCCGCGTGGCCGTGACGAGGATAGCGCCATTACGAAGGTCATCGACAACCAGCTCGCCGCCGAGGGGTACAACCCCAAGGACGCCGATTACTGGCACGAGCTGACCCGCCGCGTGGCCTCACGCATTGGCGACGACGAGGTGGAAACCCGCCAAAGTCCTAGCAAACGCAAGGCACCCCCGACTGGAACGACGCGTGAGCACGCGCCCGTTTCAACTAAGAAAGAAATATACGTGACACCCGAACGGAAGCAAGCTATGATAGACGCAGGTATTTGGGATGACGTTCCACGTCGCAACCAAATGCTCAAGGCTTATCAGGCTTACGACAAAAGTTCGGCTCGCTGAAAACTGGAGTGAGACAACATGACAAATAGTACTGATGAGCGTTTGAAGAAGGAACTCGGTGTAGGACGGCAGTTACGCGAAATGGAGGACCGACAGGTCACCGAAAATCGCGAAGTAACTGATGACGACCGGCTCGAGATGTTCCGGGCGCAGTTATTTAATGACGCACTACCTGATCTACCGGACATGCCCGGATATCACATGTGCTGGCTCACGACGACGAACCCTCGTGATCCGATACATCGCCGCATTCAGCTCGGTTACGAGCCGATCAAGGCATCAGATGTACCGGGCATGGAGTTCGCCTCAGTCAAGACAGGCGAATGGGCTGGATTGATTGGTGTCAACGAGATGATCGCGTTTAAGCTGCCCGAAACCTTGTATCAAAGGTTTATGCAGGAAGCTCACCACGATGCTCCGTTACGTGAGGAGAACAAGCTGGCTGAAACCGCAGAGATCATGCGGCAACAGGCGGAGGGTTCTGGAAGCACGTTGTTCGAAGGCGACGGTTTGATGGAAATGCGTGACAACAATCCCCGGCTTGGTCGCTTTGACTAGTCGCGGGTCCATCTAACTAACAAGAGGATTAAGGCTATGTCTTCGGTATCACAACCGTTCGGCCTACGTCCTGTCTACTCGCCAAGCGGTGTGGTTCGTCCTACCGCCTTCACGATCCAGACAGGCTACGCCGTTAACATACTACAGAACCAACCCGTCCGCATCGCGCCAGCAACATCTGGTGGCGAAACGGAAGGTACTATTGTTGCAGCCGCTGTCGGTGCCGCTTTCATCGGCACCTTCCAAGGCGTTGAGTTCACGGACAGTGACGGTCGCCGTCGCGTGTCCAACAAGTGGACTGCATCGCTCGCAGCGACTGACATCATTGCTTACGCTACGCTTGATCCAACCATCGTCTATGAAATCCAGAGCGACGCCGCTCTGAACATAGCCGACATTGGTAAGCAGTATGACACCACCACTATCGGTACTGGTTCGACTGTCGTCGGCATCAGCCAGATGATGTTGGGCGTCTCGACTGCTGCTGCGAACGCTCAAATGCGCCTCATCGGGATCACTCCCGGTCCCGACAACAACTGGGGTGACACGTATGTCATCGCTCAGGTCCAAATCAGCGAACATCAAAACGTCGCTGATAAGGCCGCGTACTAAGGAGGGCTTGAACAATGGCTACCCCAATGAGAAGTACAGACTTCCGCTCGATCGTTGAACCGATCCTTAACGAAGAGTTCAACGGAATTTACGATCAACGCGCTGATGAGTGGGCGCAGGTCTTCAAAGAGTTTAAGGGCATTCCCCGTAACTACCACGAAGAGCCTGTCCTGTTCGGCTTTGGTGCCGCGCCAGAATTGCCAGACGGCATGCCTGTCACGTATCAATCCGGCGGCGTGCTGTTCATTCAGCGCTACGTGTATCGCGTCTACGGCCTTGCCTTTGCATTGACAAAGGTTCTGGTGGAAGATGGCGATCACATCCGTATCGGTCAGACCTATGCTCGTCACCTTGCACAGTCGCTGATCGAAACCAAGGAAACCCTTGGTGCCAACATCCTGAACCGTGCCTTCAACAGCGCGTATGCAGGCGGCGACGGCGTATCGTTGGTCAACACGGCTCACCCAATCGCAACTGGTACGTTCTCGAACCAGCTTACGACGGCAGCTAACTTGTCGCAGACCTCGCTTGAGCAGATCCTCATTCAGATCCGCAACGCAGTAGACAACAACGGCAAGCGCATCCGCTTGACACCTAAGAAGATCGTTTCCGGTCCTTCGAACGTGTTCCAAGCTGAAGTATTGCTGAAGTCGGTATTGCGTGCAGGCACTGCAAACAACGACGTCAACCCCGTCCAGAGCCTCGGATTGCTCAGCGATGGCCAAGCCAACTTGTCGCGTATTACTTCAACCACCGCATGGTGGGTGCAGACCGACGCGCCAGAAGGCTTGAAGCTCGCTATGCGTCGTGGTCTTGAGAAGAGCATGGAAGGCGACTTCGAAACCGACAGCATGCGCTACAAGGCTACCGAGCGTTATGCGTTCGGTTGGACCGATCCACGTGGCGTATACGGTACGGCTGGCATCTAATTGGGTTGGGGGGCTTCGGCTCCCCTCCCTTCTCTAAAGGAGAAACTAAATGTCACAAACTACTTGGAGCGGCCCACTTGCCTCCGGCGACATTAACGCCGGTAAAGCAGGCGGCCCAAACATCGGTCTCGCGGTTCTTTCACAGACCGTGTTGATCGACGTCAACGCCACACTCGTGCAAAACGGCACAGTCTACTTGCCTTTCGGCTCGCAGATTGTGGACATCATCGTTGACGTGCTTACGCAGTACGACAGCGCCACTTCGGCAACACTGACAGTCGGCACAGCTTCTGCTGGTACGACCTACGCCAGTGGCGTCAACGCCAAGACCGGCGTGCGCGTTCTGCCTACGTTCACTGCGGCACAGCTTGCTGCAATGGACAACATCGGAACAAACGGAACTGTCGTTGCGACAGTGACGTCCGTTGGCCAGCCTACGGTTGGACAAGTCCGCGTCACGTACTGTTACGTGCAGACAACGGCTAATGACTAAGCGTTAGTCTTATGTTATAAAAGGGGGTCGCCTTCGGGTGGCCCCTGATTATCAAGGAATACACAGATGGCAGATGCAGTAGCAACACAGATTTTATTTGATGGCGAACGCAAAGCCATTATGAAGTTCACCAGCATATCCGATGGCACCGGCGAGACCAAAGTGACCAAGGTTGATGTTTCCACGCTTAACCCTAGCTCTTTCAGCAAGGCTTGCGACGGCGTTACAATCACCAAGATTTACGCCATGACGCACGGCATGGAAGTTGCCATATACTGGGACGCGACCACCGACGTGTTGGTCACCGTGATACCGCAGAACAACAACTATGTGTCCGATTACGAAAGTTTCGGCGGTCTGTGGAACAACGCAGGCGCGGGCAAGACAGGCGACATTCAGTTTTCAACACTCGATCAGACCGCTGGTGATACGTACACTATCATCCTTGAGATGGTTAAGTCCTACGCAGATTGATGATGGACAACGCCTTCGACCTTCGGCAGTTTAAGGCCAAGAACCACATAGACGACGCGCTGGGCGTGCGTCCGAAGGCGCAGCAGCCGATGCCTGACCCGCGCATGCCATACACTGGACCAGTGCCTAACCAGCGACCGATGCAGATACCGGGCAACCCGCAGCTCACCCCGCAGGGTATGGCCGTGTCTGGCCAACAGCAAGTCGGCCCCGGCATGGTTAGCGGCGGCGCGATGGTTAGCCCGCAAGGCTTTGGCGGCGCTGGTGCAAACTACAGCGTACCTGCCGCAGGCGGTCAGCTTAATGTCGGCGCGTCGATGGACCCGCGCATGAAGATGGCCCAGATGCAAGCACAATACCAACGCGGGCCGTTCAGCGTAGGCGCACAGTACCAGCCGGGCGCTGGCGTCTCTGGCAGCGTTGGGTACCGCAAGGCGTTCGCCAAAGGCGGCCTCGCAATGGCCGAGGGCGGCGCGTGGACCCGCAAGGAGGGGCAGAACCCCGAGGGCGGCCTCAATGCCAAGGGCCGCGCATCGCTGCGCGCTCAGGGCAAGGACATCAAGCCTCCCGTCAGCGCCAAGCAAGCGAAGAAATCACCAAAGGCAGCCGCACGTCGCAAGAGCTTCTGCGCACGCATGTCAGGTATGCCGGGGCCGATGGAGGACGACAAGGGTCGTCCGACACGCAAGGCACTTTCACTACGCAAATGGGATTGTTGACATGAGCGACTTTGCAGTAAAACCTGTCTGGGATAAGAAACGCCCGAAAGACCTCGGCAAGCCGAAAGACTTGTCGGTCAAACGTAAGAAAGCAGCCAAGGCTCGCGCCAAGGCGGCTGGACGACCCTATCCAAATCTCGTTGATAATATGGCTGCGGCCCGCAAGAAAGGTAAGTAACATGGACGGCTTTAAGAACACGACCAAAACCAGCTATGACACGACATCTGGCCGCAAGTTTGCCAGCGGCGGTATGATTGTCAGCCGTAATGACATGCCGGGCGGTCAAGGCCCAATGAACAAGCCCGCTCTGGTGGCTAAGTACGCCAAGGGCGGTAAGGCGAAGGGCGTTGCGCCTGTTCGTGGCGGTGCGGTTATGGGCGCTGCGCCTGTTCGCGGCACGCCGATGTACTCAACGACCTATAATCCAAACGCCACAATAGGAGATCAGAGCCTTGGTACTGCGGGAAGTAGAATTGCTGACCGTGGGCTAAAGGGTACGGGGCCGCTTAGGGCTAAAAAGTTATATCCGGATTTTGATGTAATACCAAATATGCCCAACATGGGCGGCATGAAAAAGGGCGGTGCCGTGAAGATGGCTAAAGGCGGCACGTTCAACGAGAAGGGCAAGCGCGCCACGCTGGCCGAGATGGAAGCCGAAGATCGCCGCATGGCTGGCCGTCCATCCGAGGGCGTATCTTCACGCCCGACCGACGCCTCTGGTCGCCGCGCGTCGAACGCGGACCTTGGCATGGGCCAACTAACTGCCGCCGAAGCGCAGATGCTAAAAACTGCGGCAAAGAAGCCAGTAACAAAAGGTGCTGCTGGAGCCGCTGCGGGTGCCGGTGTTATGGCTGCCGCTCGTGCCGCTGCCCGTGCCGCTGCTACTCGCTTCGGCGGTCAGATAACCGAAGGCGAGCGACGCATGCTGGAAGCTGCAACGAAGAAGGCTGTACCGTCTTACAGCGATCGCCCAATGATCCGTCGCAGCAAGGGCGGTCTGACCGCAATGCCAAAGGGAAAGTGCTAATATTACGCAAATGAACTGCTCGCCTTGCTGGCGGGCAGTTTTTGCGCTATACCACCAACGCTAGAGGTGCTTGCTGTCATCGGCTTGCTGCTGCGATAACAATGCGAGCACACCCACATGGCGTTTTCTAACACAGTTTCACAGACGAATTTTAATACACGGCGCGTCATCGACAACGCGATCCGTCGCTGTAAACTGACGGCACAACAGATCACCGCCGAACACATCGACATAGCCAACGACCAGCTATATCTGTTCCTCTCCGACTTGGCCAACCAAGGCGCGCCGCTGTGGTGCATCGAGAAGCAGATTTACCCGCTGTACGAAGGCGTGGGCGACATCACGATGACCGACGGAACCGTTGACATCCTGAACAGCAACTTCCGCACGCTTCAGCCAGTGACTGGCACCAACGTCGATACGTCAACAACGCGCACAGTTAGCTTCACCACAGACATTTTTGTGGCCAACGTCGGCATCTACTGGACCGCTGCCTCCGTGCCCATCGCCCTCGAGCGCTCAGACGACAACGTGACGTGGGTCACGATCCAAACCGAGACGCCAACGGCGACCGCAGGGCAGTGGACGTGGTACGATTTGGACAGCAGCGTGGCAGCTCAGTACTTCCGCGTCCGCGCAACGTCAGGAACGCTCAGTTTCAGCCAAATTTATCTGGCAAACACGCCAACCGAGATCCCGTTGGCGCGCATGAACCGCGACGACTACACGAATTTGCCGAATAAGGCGTTTCAGAACAACCGCCCGCTGCAATTTTGGTTTGATCGTCAGGTTAACAACCCAATTATGCACATGTGGCCCGTTCCAAACGACGCGGCCACTGTCTGCCAGATCGTTGTGTGGCGTCAGCGCTACATTATGGACGTCGGCACCATGACGCAGGACGTTGAAGTGCCCCAGCGCTGGCTTGAGGCCATCGTTGCGGGTCTGGCGGCCAAGATGGCGCTTGAATTGGTCGAAGTTGACGTCAATTTGATCGCAATTTTGGACCAAAAGGCGGCAATTTCACTGAATATCGCGCAAATGGAAGAGCGCGACAACAGCCCGATGATGATTGCCCCCAATATTTCGCCATACACGAGGTAATGTAGGGATATGCCTGTATATCTCAGCACTCGCGGCAAGACCACACTGGGCATCGGCATTTGCGGTCGGTGCAGCCGCAAGTTTTCGCTCGATGATTTGTATTCAGACCCCAACTCACCGGGTTTGATGGTTTGCAAAGTGGATTTGGACCAATATGACCCATATCGCCTTCCCGCTCGCCAGCCAGACAATATTGTGCTACCATTCGCCCGCCCAGACACACCTATCGGAACCGATCCCGCTGGTGTTATAACGCAGGACGATAACTACTTCCTCATCACTGAGGACGGAGAGGATTACCTTGAGCCATGAGTGATGTACCTAGCAACCTCATTCCAACCCGCATCACGGGTCTGCCAGAGTATCTGGGCGCGAGTACACTCGGCTACCTGCCGTATGTAATTGACGGCCTTACGTACAAGGTTCAGTTCACAAACATCGCCGCCGTTGGCGCGGTGCCATCGACGCGTCAAATCAACACAGGCAGCGGCCTGAGCGGTGGCGGAGACTTGTCTGCCAACCGCACCCTCTTCATACTGCCGGGCGGTGTCGACGACAGCATGCTAACCACCTCGGGTGTCGCGGCTGGCACCTACGGGAATGGCAACAGCGTGCCGGTCCTCACGGTCAACGCACAGGGGCGTATCACGGCTGCGACCTCGACACTCATCGTGCTTCCGGATTACGTCCCCATCAACCGCACAATCACGGCTGGCGACGGTCTTACGGGCGGTGGAGACCTCTCCGTCAACCGTTCCTTCGCCGTAAACTTTTCGACTACAACGCCTGAGCCTCTCGGTCCCGGAACCCCCGGTGTCTCGACTGTTGCCGCGCGTGAAGATCACGTCCACCCAGCGGTGGACCTGAGCGACACCACGGAAACTCAAGGCGTGCTCCCCTTGTCCCGTGGAGGCACCGGCAACAGTCTGTCTCCTGTTGTCGGTGCCGTTGTGTATTCCAGCAACAACGCGCTTTATCTGACGCCCACGTCTGGTAACGTAGGCGATGTACTGGTATCGGCTGGCGGCGTGGCTCCGCCAGAGTGGCAGGCACCTATCGGCGGCGGCACAGTCACCAGCATTAACTTGACGGCAAGCACGGGCATCAGTGTCTCGGGCGGCCCTATCACGACCTCTGGCTCTATCACAGTGGTCAACACGGCACCCGACCAAGTTGTGGCGCTGACTGGCGCGGGTGGCACGTCCATTAGCGGCACGTACCCCAACTTCACCATTACCTCGACCACCAACCCCGGCACGGTCACATCCGTTGATGCCAGCGGCGGCACGACTGGGCTTTCGTTCACTGGCGGCCCGATCACATCATCGGGCACGCTGACCCTTGGCGGCACGCTTGCTGTTGCCAATGGCGGCACTGGCGCAACGACCCTTGGAGCAAGCGGTGTCCTGTACGGTAATGGCACTTCGGCGATTGCCGCAACTGCTGTCGGCACAACGGGTCAGGTGTTGGTTGGTAACACAGCCGCAGCTCCATCTTGGGCCACACTCGCATCAGTTGCCGTAACCTCTTTCAGCGCGGGCACGACGGGCCTCACGCCATCCACAGCCACAACCGGCGCGGTAAGCCTTGCAGGCACACTTGCTGTGGCCAACGGCGGCACTGGCGCAACCGTGGCGGCTACGGCGAGAACTAACCTCAGTGCAGCAGCCTCTGGCGCAAACACCGACATCACGTCTATCGCACTGACCACGGGCACGATCAGCACGGCACCAGCGAGCAACAATGACCTTGTCAATAAGCAGTACGTGGATACTCAGGTGTCCTCTGGTATCCACTTCCACGCGCCGGTCCGGGTTGAGGCACCACTCAACCTGAACGCAACGTACAACAACGGGACTGCTGGGGTCGGCGCAACGCTGACCAATGCTGGCACTCAGGCCGCACTGGTTATTGATGGCGTGACGGTTAGCGCCGCTGACCGCGTTTTAGTTTATGAGCAGACCGATCAGACGCAGAACGGCATCTATGTCGTGACAACCGTAGGTAGCGTCTCGACCAACTGGGTACTGACGCGTTCCAGTGACGCGGACACTTACGTCAACGCTAGTCCAAACGGTCTGAGCGAAGGCTCGACCGTCTTTGTCCAACAGGGCACGACCGGCGCAGGTGAGACCTATACCTGCAATACTGTGGGTACGATTACGTTTGGCACGACAAACATCACCTTTGCGCAGATTTCATCCGCGCAGATTTACTCGGCTGGCGCGGGCTTGACACTGACCGGCACGCAATTCAGCCTAACCGCTCCTGTAGCTGTTAGCCTCGGCGGCACGGGCATATCCTCGGTAGGCACCGCAGGGAACGTCCTGACCAGCGATGGCACGGTGTGGTCATCGCAACCCCCCTCATCCGGTGGCATAACGTACACTACGGTCAAAACGTCTAGCTATACCGCCACCGACAGCGAGGGTGTGCAGACTGACACTTCCGGCGGAGCCTTCACGGTTACGCTTCCAGCCACTCCGGCTGTTGGCGATCAGGTTATCGTTGTCGATACATCTAGTTCGTGGGCCACAAACAACCTCACGGTTGGCCGCAATGGCTCCACCATCGAGGGCTTGGCTGAAAATCTCGTCTGCGACCTCTCCAACGTCAGCATCCAGCTTGTTTATAGCGGCACGACTTGGAACGTGTTTGCGCAAACTGGCGGCGCAGGCGGATCGGGCGTTACCCAAGTGACGGGTGGCGGCACGGGTGTGGCTACGTTGACTGGTTACGTTAAGGGTAGCGGCACTTCGCCTTTCACTGCTTCAGCTACGATCCCAACGAGCGACCTGACGGGGACGCTTGCCGTGGCCAACGGCGGCACAGGCGCTACGACGCTCACGGGTATTGTTAAAGGTAATGGTACCTCGGCTTTCACTGCTGGAACCGTTAGCCTTACATCTGAAGTCACCGGCACATTGCCTGTGGCCAACGGCGGTACAGGCGTAACTACTTCAACAGGTACTGTCGATGTTGTGCTGTCAAACAGCCCAACCCTTGTCACACCTACCCTCGGCGCGGCTTCGGCCACAAGCATTGCAGCCGCACTTGGCTCTGTGAGCGCACCAAGCTATACCTTCACAGGTGACACAAACACGGGGATATACTCCCCCGCAGCCGACACCCTTGCGTTTGTAGAAGGCGGCGTCGAGGCCCTGCGTCTTCTCAGCACAGGCGGCATCACATCCCCCGATCTCGCTGATGCGGTTGGCTACAAGGGTCTGCCGCAGAACAGCCAAGTATCGGCATACACGCTGGCGTTGTCCGATATGGGCAAACACATCAGCATCACGACTGGCGGTGTGGTGATCCCCGCAAACGCTTCTGTGGCGTTCCCTATCGGCGCAACGATTGTGGTCTTTAACAATAGCGGCAGCAGCCAGACAATTAGTATCACGACTGACACGTTGCGGTTGGCAGGTACAGCCACAACTGGCTCACGCACTTTGGCTCAATACGGCCTTGCGACACTGGTTAAGGTCACTTCGACGGTGTGGGTGGCTACAGGGAACGTGACATGACGGGTGTTCTCTGCGCTCTGGCTGGAGTAAACGCCTTTGTCGCTCCGCCGGGTCAAGACGCCTACACTACACCCGGAACCTACTCATGGGTCTGCCCTGCGGGGGTTACGAGTGTGTGCGTCGTTGCTGTTGGCGGTGGCGGTGGTGGGCAAAGTCAGAACGGCTCTGGTGGTTGGGGTGGCGCTGGTGGCGGCCTTGGTTGGAAAAATAATATATCTGTCAGCCCCGGAACAAGCTATACTGTAGTCGTAGGAGCCGGGGGAGTTAGGGCAACAAATACTTCGGCAGGGAACGGCGGTGATAGTTATTTTGTAAGTACTGCAACCGTTGCTGGTTTTGGTGGTGGGGGAGGAGTACTTAACTCGGGCGCAACTGGCGGAACTTATACTGGGGACGGTGGCGGAAACGGTGGTAATGTTCCCTCACATGGTTCGGCCTCTGATGCTACTGGTGGAGGTGGCGCTGCCGGGTATTCAGGAAATGGTGGTGCCGCTGGCAACATCGATACTGACAACGCAGGAACTGGTTCCGGTGGCGGCGGTGGTGGTGGTGGTTCTGGCGGTACTGCTGATGCTGCGGGTGCTGGCGGGGGTGTAGGAATACTTGGCCAAGGTTCTAACGGTGCCGGTGGGACGTATAACGGGAGCAATGGCACTTCTGGTTTTGGTGGTTCTGGCGGAGCGGATGGCTCGGCAAGCCCCGGATCTACCGCAACGCCGTCAACAGGTGGCGCATATGGCGGCGGCGGTGGCGGTGCTGAAGTTGCTGATGAAAACGGTCCGGGCGCTGGTGGTGCAGTAAGAATTATTTGGGGCGCTGGTCGCGCCTTCCCATCAACAAGTACAGGGAATGTTTAATGGCCACTCTTTCAAGTATTCTTCCCCCGGCAAACGTATCAACGGCCACAGGCACGTTGCCTGTTGGTAATGGCGGGACGAACGGAACCGCCGCTCCCACTGCGGGCGCTGTTGCATATGGCACGGGAACGGCATACGCATTCACTTCTGCTGGAACTACTGGTCAAGTTCTGTTATCTAATGGCGCATCTACACCGTCGTTTGGCGGCATCGACGGAGGTACTTTCTAATGGCGCAATCGAATTTCACGCCAATCCAACTTTACAGAACAAGCACGGCGGCTGCTGCCCCCGTCGCGGGCGACCTTGCTGCGGGTGAGCTTGCCATTAACCTGACCGACGAAAAGCTGTATTTTAAAAATGCGGCTGGTACCGTCAAACTGCTTGCATCTAACAGCGGATCGGCAGGCTCTGTCACTTCGGTTGATGTTAGCGGCGGAACGACTGGTCTTACTACATCGGGCGGCCCAATCACCAGTAGCGGAACTATCACGCTTGCTGGCACGCTTGCCGTTGCTAACGGCGGTACAGGCGTCACCGCCTCGACCGGAACTGGCTCCGTCGTACTTAACAGTTCACCAACACTCATTACCCCGACCCTTGGCGCTGCGAGTGCTACAAGCGTTGCCACCGCACTCGGGGCGGTAGGCACGCCGTCCCACACGTTCACGGGTGACCTTAACACCGGCATGTGGTCTCCAGCGGCTGACACGCTTGCGTTCAGCACTAATGGCGCAGAAGTTGCTAGGCTCACCAGTGCTGGCTACCTCGAAGCAGTTTACTCAGATGAGGTCGTTGCGCTGGGTAACTCGGGCACAGCCACCACAATCAATCTTAATCAGGGTAACGTCTTTACCGCTACGCTCACCGGCAACTGCACCTTCACGTTGGCAAACTCAAACGCCAACGCAAGCCGTGGCTCGTCTTTCACGTTGATCCTGACGAACGACGCAACGGCGAGCAGAACAGTCGCATGGGCTGGCGGTACGTTCCGCTTCCCCGGAGGTGCTGCGGCGCTTTCTCGCACGACAACTGCGAATGCTGTTGACATTTGGGTATTCTTTACGCCAGATAACGGCACGACATATTATGGCAATATCTCGATGAAGAACATGATAGCCTAAGCGGAAGGAGCACCCAATGGCTTTAACGGAAGAAATGCAGGCACAACAGGCCGCGCAGCAGGCCATGCATCTGGAGGCTGAAAAAGCCCGTCGGGAACATGAGCAGGAGATGGAGGCACGCCGCGCAAAGCTGGAGCTTATCCGCTTGGCGAAGGAGACCCTTATCGAAAACGCCCGTAATAAGCCCGTTGGCGACGCGGCCATTACTGCCGCAGAAATTTCCGCGTTTGCTCAAGAGCTTACTAACTACATTGGTGAGTAATGCAGGGTTTTGCCTATTTCCCTGCCATTGTGTACAGGGACGAGCGGCCTGATCTCATAGAGCGCGTCCTTCCGACATGTTTAGAGCAGTTGGACAAGGTGCGTGATGAGGCATCGCTCATGTGCCAGTCGGCATTTCTCGCTCACGAGCCTGCGCTCCGTGAGCTATCTGACTATTTGCTAGTCTCAGCCGTAGAAATCCTGCGAGGGCAGGGGTACGCAGTTGAGCGCTACGACTTTTATATTTCCGGCCTCTGGGCGCAGGAGGTGAAGAAGGGGGCAGGGACTAACGTCCACGTGCATAAGAACAGTCAGGTTGCTGGCTGGTTTTTTATGGACGCCCCTGAAGGTGGTGCGTACCCAATCTACCACGACACGCGTATGAACAAGGCGATGGTTGAGCTTGACTTCGCATCTAGCGACGAAGTGACGAACGCTACAAACAGCATCCATTTTAATAATATGCAGCCGGGGACTGTTCTCCTCGCCAACTCATGGATGCAGCACCAGCTTGTAGGCGGGAACGCCGAGACACCGACGCGGTGCCTGCACTTCATCATATCCCACAAGGATCGCCCATGCAGCACTTGCTAACACCCTACGCCATGCCGACCGAACCCTTCGTCTGGTGGGAAGGCGCGTTCACGGAGCAAGAGCTTGATTGGTTGCAGCAGCAGGCCAAGAACGCCGATCAGCGAGCGCAGGTGGGCGGAAATCCAAGTGGTGACGAGCTTAACAACATCCGCCGTTCGCAAGTTTCATGGATCAACAAAACACCCGAAACCGCTTGGGTGTTTGAGAAGCTGGCACATGCCGCGTCTTCTTTGAACGCCGAGTGTTATCGTTTTGATCTGACGGGGTTTGGCGAGGCTATACAGCTAACCAACTACAATCAGTCCGAGCATGGCATGTATGGCTGGCACCAAGACTACGGTGGGAATAACGCGCCGAGCCGCAAGTTGAGCCTCGTACTTCAGTTGACAGACCCAGCGCAATATGAAGGCGGCAACCTCCAAGTCATGACGGGCGGCGAGCCAAAGAACGTCCGCAAACAGCGGGGGCTTATAGCTGTGTTTCCGGCGTACACTCTCCATCAAGTCACACCCGTCACGCAAGGGACACGTCAGTCTCTCGTGGCATGGATTTCAGGACCACCTTTCCGATGAGCAATCAAGAAGACTTTATTAAGTTGTACCCCGACGTGTATCCTGACGGGTATTGCGAGCACTTGATTGCGGAGTTTGAACGTCTGACGCAGAGTGGCGCTGGGACTAATAGGCAAAACGGCGAAGGTGCTGCGCGTCACGTCAAAGATGATATGCAACTCGGGTTGAACATGGGCGTGCATACCGCTACGCCGTTTGAAGACGCTTCGGTAGAGAATATGTTCTTTAAAGGCTTGCAGAACTGCTACGAAGATTACGCAGAGCATTTCTCGGTGCTAAAGAATGGTCGCATTCGAGCCACGCACATGAAAATGCAACGCACCGATCCCGGCGGCGGCTACCACGTCTGGCACGGCGAGCAAGGTAACGGTGAGCATGCCGACCGGGTGCTGGTCTACATGCTATATCTAAACACACTTAGCGATGGCGATGGCGGCGAGACCGAGTTCCTTTACCAGCGCAGGCGCATAAACCCCGAAGCTAACACTATGCTGTTATGGCCCGCTACGTTTACCCACGCGCACAGAGGTAACCCTGTCTTGTGTGACCGGAGCAAGTACATAGTCACCGGATGGTTCTACTATGAGTAATGAGACCGCTTTCACTTACCAAGTAGTCCCTAACTTCATGTCGCCCGAAGACGCCAGTGTAGTGTCTCGGTACATGGAGTACGCGCTGAAAGACACGCTATACACGGATAGGGGTGAAGGCACGGGACCGTCGTCGAATAACCCCAGTCAGTACGCACGGTATGCGGACCCATTGATGGAGGTTATGCTGGTAAATAGCCGAGAAGCTGTGGAGGCCATAGTCGGTAAGGAGTTGCTACCCACGTATTCCTACAGCCGTGTGTATGTTGAGGGCGATGAGCTTGAGAGGCATGTGGACAGACCATCGTGCGAGTATTCTGTTACTGTTAATGTTGCTTGCGATGGCGAGCCGTGGCCAATCTGGATGCAGTACGGGGACGCCGAACCTACGAAGGTTACCCTTAATCCCGGCGACGCTGTGATATATAAAGGTTGCGAGGTCTACCACTGGCGTAACAAGATGATACATGCTAAAGTGAACGCCCAGTTTATGTTACACTATGTTGAAAAGAACGGCCTGTTTACTGAGTACCATTGGGATAAGCGCTCCGGCGCGGGCCACCCTAGCGTTTGGAGATCGTAATGCCTACAGGAACATCCAAAGTTACGTTGTTTGGCGGCGGCGTGTCGTTAACGCCGGGCGGCACTTCGACGTTTAACTCGCCGGGTACTTTCGTTGTGCCCACAGGTATATCGGTGGTAAACATCACCGGCAAAGGCGGTAATGGTAACCCCGGCAATGCAGGAAACCCTGCGCCTTGCGCCTCCCCGGGTCCCGGCAAAGGCGGCGGTGGCGGCGGTGGTGGTGGGACGCGATGGTTCCACCCCGTTTCCGGAGCCGTTAATAATGGGGCTGGTGGCAATGGCGGCACTGGCGGCGGCAGCATTCCTACCGCTGTAGGAGGTGGTTCGGCTTGTGGGGGGAACGGTAGCGCCGGTGGTACAGGGTTCTCTGGGTCATCGGGCAATCCCGGCACGGCAGGTAGCGCGGGGAACCCATCTACCGGCCTAAGTCAGACATTCCCCGGTGGGGCACAAGGTAACGCCGGTACAGGCGGGACGCAAGGCGCGGGCGGAACTGGTGGGAATGGGGGAAACCGTGGCACTCTATTCTTTGTCTGTGGTTGTTACAGCGTAGTATGCAATAATTCACCCGGCAGCGGGGGTCCGGGTGGGTCTCCCAGCGGCGGCAGGGGGTGTTTGGCTGGCGGCGGCGGTGCGGGGGACGTTAACTCAGGAAGTGCCGCCTCCGGGGCTACACCCGGTAGTGGGGGTTGTTCCGGAGGTGGACCCGGAGGCATTTCGTGCGCCGGTAGCGGCACTGCTGCTAGTCTTTTTGTAGCGCGTTCTGGTGGAGGAGGAGGAGGCGGTCTTTTTTGCACCGCCACTTGTGTTCCTGTCTATGGCGGCGGCGGCGGTGGCGGCGGTCGTGGCGGCGTAGCTACGCCAGCCAACCCCGGTAACCCCGGTACATCTCCAAACCCCTCGACTGTTAATTCCCGCCCTGTAACACCCGGAGGGTCTTTCCCGATTACTGTCGGATCTCCGGGCGGACAAGTTGTAATATCGTGGAACCCGCAGTAATGTCTGAAGGTATAGACAAGCAGCATGAAGAAGAGATGCTGAAGATAGATCGCCGCATGAGCGAAGAGAGCCGGATGGGTGACCTCAACCGTGCTCGATCTATTACCGTAGGGACTGCCTTTGGCGGCACGACCGAGATTGGTATGCGCTGCAACGATGGACGTTTTGTGTGGTCTCTCATGCAGCCTGTGGAGGTCATTGAGCTTATCCACCAACTCGCGGCGAATGTGGGTTGCCATATAAACCTCGCACCGCGCCGTGACTTTTCCTCGTGGCGTGACTGGCGAGTTTCGGAAGAAGAGCGATTACACCTAAACGGCCACGCGCCTTTCCCAAATGACATGGCCTTGCACATGGGGGTAGGAAAGCAGATTGGATACGAAAACCTACCCGGTGACACTCCCGTGCTAAGGAACGAAGAATATGCCGAACAAGCTGTGGCAGTTGAAAAACTTAGCAACGGGCGAGACGCTGACGGAGCCGCAGGAGCTTCCTGAGAATTGGGGGCCAGTATTCGGTCTTGCTAACTTCGAAGACAAGCTGGGCGATCTGTCGTGGATTGGCCCTGAGCACGTTGGTACAGGTTGGTTCTACGTTGGGGATAAGCCTCCACCTCCAGAACCCGCCAGCCGCGAGGACCTAATCCGCCAAGAGACTTGGGATCGGCTGCGTGAGTGCGACTACCGCGTTCTGCCTGATGAACCCATCACTGCCGGTAAGCGCGCAGAGTGGATTGAATATCGCCGCGAGCTTCGTCGCGTGCACGCCTCAACGGCGTTCCCAGATAACTTCAAACTACCTAACCCACCGGAGTGAGCCACTTCCGCATCCGATTTAACAAGTCCGCAGGGCAACCGGGGCGCGGTTCGTCCGAGCATGTCTGGCGCGTATTTGAAGATGACAAAGAACACTTGGCGCGTCACGTCCGCATACTGGTGCCTAGTTGGTCAGAAGCTGACGGTCCGGACTGGAATATTGCGTGCAAAGGGTGTATGGAGTTTTATAAAGACACGGACACGGCGGTTATCCGCCCTTTGTGAAAGGTGCCGCCTAAAAAGCCGCAGAAGGAACTACACAGTATGATCGAGCAACTTATCAGCCGCGTGTTCTATGCACGCAACGTAGCCCACTTCGAGCACTGGCGCGCCAAGGGCGAAGGCAGCTTCGCAAAGCACATGTCACTGGGCGAGTTCTACGACGACGTCATCGACGCCATCGACAAGCTCGTGGAGGCCTATCAGGGTGCGTTCAGCCTCATCGGCAACATACCAGCCCCCAGCGTGACTGAGCGTGACGTGCTGAAGCTCCTAGAGGCCGACGCCGAGTGGATCGAGGAGCATCACGAGGACATCTGCAAGGGCAACCGCGCTGTGGCCAACTTGGTCGACGGTGTCACGGAAGTGTATCTGACCACTGTGTATAAGCTGCGGAACCTGAAATAATGGAAATCGACATCAACACCATAATCACTGTCATCGGCTTCATTGGCGGCCTGATCACGGTGTGGGTGAACCTCAACAGCAGACTGACGTTGCTTGAGGCGCGCCTTGGTTTTGGTGATGAGAAGTTCAACGCTATCGACAAGAAGTTTGACGAGGTCATGATGCACCTCCGTCGGATTGAAGATAAATTGGATAACAAGGCTGATCGTTAATGAAGTGGTTCCTGCTACCTCTCGCGGCTCTGGCGCTGATTGGCTGCAAAGACCGCTATCGGTATGACTGCCAAGACCCTGCGAACTGGCAGGAGGAAATCTGCAAGAAGCCTAAGTGTATCGCTATGGGCTACTGCACCGAGTGGTTGATAAATACGGGCGAAGAAGATGAAGCCGACTAACGAATGGTCACCGGAGGAACTGCTGCGTTTCATCGTTGGCATCGTACTGTCGCTGACGCTTACCTTTATTGTGGCAACTGTGCTATACTCGCTGGTGTTTGTATCGCAGCCAATGGAGGGGCAGTCCCCGAATGACGCAGAGTTTTTTAAGCTGATTAACCCTATCGCTACGTTTATCGTGGGCGCATTGGCAGGGCTTATGGCAGGGCAAGGCAGCGGCGGCATGAAGAAAAAACCGCCAGAAAAAGGAGAATGTGATGAACTTCCTAAATAGTTTTGAAAGTAATAAAGACGGCGTTAACGACACCGTTGAATTTGTTATTCGCGTGGCCATCGTCACGCTGTCTGCCGTTATCCTTGTGGTTGTTTTGGCGCTTGCCGTTGGTCTTTTTGTGGCGAACGATGTCGTAAGCAGCGCAGCTATCCTTGAAACAGTAAATCCAGCCTTCCAGACCATCATTGGTGCCTTTGTGGGCCTGCTTGGTGGCCTAAGCCTCAATGCCAATGCACGGGATAAGGGCGAGCCTGAAGCGCCTACACCAGAAGCGCCGCTTGAGCTTACACCAGAAATGGAAGTCGGTGAGTATAATCCCGTGCCGTTGGTCCGCCCTGCTGGGACGATCTTCCCTAAAGACGACATTGAAGATGACGAAGACGACGACATGGAGCCTTGGGAAAAGTACCGTAACGACCTGCGCTATGACGCCAATGGCGATGGCGTGGTTGATGAGGCTGACTTTCCTGACTGGCGCAACCCAGCAGTATAATGGCAGGTGAACTCTCCACCGTTGAGATGATTGGCCAACTTTGGCCCATCGTTCTTGCATTCATCACTTTGACGATCATCCTCGCCAAGATGGATGTGCGGCTGGGTGTGGCGGAAGAGAAGATCAAGACGCTCTTTGAGCTATGGAATAATCGGAAGGACGATAAATGAGCCTAATTAACCTTCAACAGAAAATAGGAGTAACGGCAGATGGCGCGTTCGGCCCGGGCACATTTAAGAAGGCTGCGGCTTTCTATAAGTTATCACCTGATCGTGCAGCGCATTTCTTTGCTCAAACGGCGCATGAAAGCGGCGGCTTCAAGGCGTTCAGCGAAAACCTCAACTACGGAGCCAAAGGGCTTCGCGGCATCTTTGGTAAATATTTCCCGACTGATGCAATGGCTAGAGCATACGAACGTCAGCCGCAGAAAATAGCCAACCGCGTCTACGCCAACCGCATGGGTAATGGGCCTGAAAGCAGCGGCGAGGGCTGGCTTTTTCGCGGACGAGGCAGTCTCCAATTAACGGGCAAATTTAATTTCAAGGCGTTCTCCGATTATATCGGTAGGCCGGACGTAATGACCAACCCCGACTTGGTTGCTACGGAACTGGCCTTCGAGAGCGCCCTGTGGTTCTTCGACAAGAACAAGCTCTGGTCGATCTGCGATCAAGGCACAGGCGATGCTGCCATCCTCGCGCTGACAAAGCGCATTAACGGTGGCACGCATGGCCTTGACGATCGCAAGGCCAAGACAAAGAAGTACGCAACGTGGCTTTAATAAACCCAATCATGATATACGGATTAGCAGGCGCTTTGATTATTGGCGCAGCTTCTGGGTATAAAGTCCGTGACTGGCAGTGCGACGCCGCGTTCGCAAAGGCATTGGAGAAGGCTGAAAAGCTACGGGTCAAAAAACAAGAGGTAGTAGACAATGTTTCGCAAACCTACGAAGTTGAACGAGATCAAGCCAATGTGGTGGCAACCGAACGCACCAACACCATACGTGAAATATATAAGACGGCTCCTGCCGTTCCTGTTGATTGCGCTGGTTCTGATGCTCTGCGCAGGGTGCTCGAAGGCGGTGTCCGTGACGCCAATGCCGCTACCACCGGCAAACCTAGCGGCGAAGTGCCCGACGCTTCAGGACCCGCCAGTCGTACTGATTGACCCTGAGCGCGCGCTTTGGGAAGCTGACATCATTGCAAAGTATACGGACTGTAGTGTAAAGCACCGCTTGACGGTTAAAGCATGGGCAGACGCAGTAGCTGTAAAATGACGAAAGCGGGTTTTCTGGTGCGCAAAACGTAAAAAACTGATATAGGGGCGCGTTATGGCCACGACAATGACATTCACGACGTTGAAACAGGACGTGCAGCGCTACCTTGAGCGCGGAAACACGCTTGCGTCGGACCCTATAGTCTTTGAGCAAATCCCGCGTCTGATCAACCTCGCAGAGCGTCGCATCGCCCGCGAGCTTAAAGTCGAGGGCTTCATCAACGTCGTGACTGGCACGCTCGCTGAAGGTCAGTCTGTCTACCCCAAGCCCGACCGCTGGCGCGACACAGTGTCGATCAACATCGGCACAGGCGCTACGTTCAACAACCGCAAAATCATATTCGCCCGCGTGTACGAATATCTGCGGTCCTATTGGCCAGACGCCTCGCAGACGGACACGCCCCTCTTCTACAGCGACTATGACTACAGCCACTGGCTATTCGCGCCGACACCGGACGCAGAGTACCCATTCGAAATCCTGTATTATGAACTGCCGCCGCTGCTCGACGACACGGTGCAGACGAACTGGATTACAGAATACGCCCCGCAGCTTCTGCTTTACGGCACGCTGGTTGAGGCAACGCCGTTCCTGAAGAACGACGAACGCATCCCAGTTTGGCAGAGCATGTACGACCGCGCGGCGGCAATGTTGAACGGCGAAGACCTCGCCAAAATCCTAGACCGATCCGCCGTGCGCAAGGAGGCGTAATGACCAACACATTTACACAGGTTTTTGGAGGCACGACGATCTACCCGTCGGACGTCTCCTATTTGTCGCTTGCGCTCACCGCCGACATCACACTTGAGTGGCCGCTTGAGAGCAGCACGGCTGAGTACCCCGTCGCTCGTATCATCGACGTGACACCGACGGGCACATTCTCGATTATCATGCCGCCCGCCGATCAGACCGGCACCGGCCAGACGGTTCTGTTCAACAACCTCGGGCCGAATACTGTCACCGTTAAGAACAGTGTGGGCGCTACGCTCCTGTCGATGGCGCAGGGCGAGCAGTGGCAGATATACCTCACCAGCAACACTACGGCTGCCGGTACGTGGCGTGTGTTCCGCTACGGTGCCGCAACGGCGCAGGCTCAGGCCTCGGCCCTTGCTGGCTACGGCCTCACCGCGACCGGCTCGACGCTGTCGCAGTCAACGCCAGTCTCACTCTTCAACTCGAACTACACTGCCGGTGCCGCAGACCGCGCCGAGGCGTATGTGTGGAACGGCGGCGTTGGCACGTTCACTTTACCCTCCGCCGTGACGGCGGGGAATGACTGGTTTGTCTCGCTACGCAACGGTGGTACTGGTGACTTAACTGCCACGCCGCAGGGGGCCGAGACCATTAACGGCGGCGCTTCGCTGGTACTGCAACCCGGTGACAGTGCGACGCTGATCACAGACGGCTTGAGCTGGTTCACCATCGGCCTCGGTCAGAGCGCGGTCTTCGCCTTTGACTACACAGCAATCAACTTAGGCGGCCTGACCGGTAACTACACGCTTGCTGGCGCTGAACTTAACCGCATCGCCTATGAGTTCACTGGCGCGATTACGGGTAACATTGAGGTTATTGTCCCGAGTACGGTGCAGCAATACTGGGTATACAACAACACAACGGGCGGCTCTTTTACCCTACGCGTTCGGACCAGCCCCCAGACACCGGGCGTGCTGGTTGCTCGCGGCAGCCGCGCCATCCTGTACTCTAACGGCACTGAAGTCGTTGACGCAGAGACGGGCGGTGTTTCTGTGCCGATCGCCATTGCCGACGGCGGCACGGGTGCGACAACGGCCAGTGCCGCGCGTATCAACCTCGGCGGCACGTCTCTTGGAATTTCCATTTTTACTGCGGCTGGAACGGCAAACGTATGGACTGCCTTGGGCCCAGCACAATCTGGGAATGTTGACGGCGGCGCATTTTAATGGCCGAACAGATTGTTCAGATACGCTCCGCGCCCGGCATTAAGCGGGACGGGACGAAGTTTGAGGGCGACCAGTATGTTGACGGGCAGTGGGTCCGCTTCCAGCGTGGCCTGCCGCGTAAGATCGGCGGCTACCGCTCGATCAACAAGTTCCTGCGCGGACTGCCGCGTGCGCTCGCCGAGTATACGCAGGATTTGCTGACATACGTCCACGCAGGGTCGTCCGACCGCCTTGAGCGTTTCTTCATCGACAGCACGTTCAACACGAGTGTCATCACCGACCGCACACCCACGTCGGGTTTTACCGTAGACGACGGGAACATGTGGCAGTTTGCCACGTCGTATGACACGACCAACGGCAATCAACTCGTTGCGCAAGTCGCGCCGAACCTCAACTGCATATGTAACAGTGACGGCGGCGCGCTCTTCATCGGCGACCTCCTCGGCACATCTGTACTGACGCAAGTCACCACGGTGCCCGCCAACTTCAGCGTCACAGGCGGCGTTGCGACGCTGCCGCCCTACACGTTCGCCTTCGGCAACGACGGCTACGCGGCGTGGTCCGTGCCCAACACGCCGGATGATTTCACCAGCTCTGGCGCGGGCAACGCGTACATCACAGGCCAGAAGATCGTCAGGGCCATGCCACTGCGCGGCGGCCCCGGCAACAGCCCCTCGGGTCTGTTCTGGTCGGCGGACAGCCTCATTCGCGGCACGTATGTCGGCGGCACGGCGGTTTTCCAATTCGACACAATCAGCACACAATCTTCGATCTTGGCGTCCAACAGCGTCATTGAGTATGACGGCATCTTCTACTGGATCGGGACCGACCGCTTCCTGTCGTTCAACGGCGTCGTGCGCGAGGTTGAGAACAACATGAACCTCAACTTCTTCTTCGACAATCTGAACTACGCGCAACGCCAGAAGGTGTTTGCGTATAAGGTTCCACGTTTTGGCGAGATATGGTGGTGCTTCCCGTTTGGCGACAGCATCGAACCAAATCACGCCGTCATCTACAACGTCCGCGAGAATACGTGGTACGACACCGAACTGCCCAACGGCGGGCGCGGCGCGGGTCTCTTTCCTGCCGTGTTCAGCAAGCCGCTCCTGTCTGGCGTTGCGCCGCAAGAGGCTGAAGCCTTTAGCGTCACCGTGACTGCGGCTGGCACTGGCTACGTTGTGGGCAACACACTCGCCGTCGTGGGCGGCATCGGTCTGATTACGACAGAGTTGACGGTGTCCACGGTCGACGGCTCAGGCGGCATCACTGGCGTCACAATCACCAACGCGGGGCAGTATAGCACCACCCCAACCAACCCAGTCAGCGTGACCGGCGGTGCTGGCTCTGCCGCCACATTTACTATTACATTTGACAATCCGTACAAGTTCTGGGTTCACGAGGTCGGCACCGACGAGATCGACGGCCTGACGCTCAACCCGATACAGTCGTACTTCGAGACCGCCGACCTATCGCTGCCTGTCACGGAGCAAGTCAACAAGTCGCTTCAAGTGCTGATGCTTGAGCCTGACTTCGTGCAGAGCGGCGACATGACGGTCTCCGTGCGCGGTCGGGCAAACGCCCGTGCGCCTGAAGTCAACGGCATTACAATGACGTTTGTGGCAGACCCGCAGACGCCGCAGGATCAGGTTGTCTTCCTGAAGACACAGCGCCGCGAGCTGCGCTTTCACTTTGAGAGCAACACCCTCGGCGGTGACTATCAGATGGGCCTCGTGCTTGCGCATGTTCAACCCGGTGACGGGACCACTCTGGGATGATCGACCCGCGCAACATGACATGGAACGACTGGGCCTGTTCAGTTATACTGTCCGTCAACGACGCGTGGTCGTTCGGCACGCCTCCCGAAGAGGCCCAGTGGCAAGGCTGGGCTATAGGGCTGTTGCGTGCCTCGCCATTTACGCAACAAATTATTCCCGATCCATATCAGTTCTCTGATTGGCGAGAGTGGGGAATGCGTGTATATCCAATGCTCGAAGGTAAAAGCTCATGAACTACATCCCCGGCTTCAGCAACTATCTGCAAGCGTCTGTGCCGCGCTACGCCAAAGGTGGCCCCGCGCGGTTCAACGAGGACGTGATGTATCTTGGCGACGCCGCGCCAATCATGGACATGCCCCGTGAGGCAGCGGTTATGCCGATGACGCAAGAGGTCGCGCCCTACGACATGGGCGGACTAGGCGGTCTTGACTTCAGTGGCCTCTATGGCGGCTACGACACGGGCCAGTACACGTCGCCTGCACAGCCGATAATGCAACAGCCTGCCACGCCTTACGCCGAGCCGTACCAACCCCTCCCCACCGCGCAGCCTATGACGCGAGAGGCTGTGCCTGCCGCAGCGCCTTATGTCGCGCCGTACCAACCCCTTCCCGCCGTGCAGCCGATGACACAGGAAGCTGCTGCGCCTTACGACCTGAGCAGTTTGGCTGGTTTGGACCTAAGCGGTCTAGGCGGCTTTGGCGGCGGTCGGATGGGCGGTGTCATTCAAGACCCAAACATACAGTACATCACCGCGCCGGTATCTAACAAAGGCAACCCCACCGGAAAGATGGGCGGCAATGTATTTGCAGTGACGCCTGAGCAGCCAGTGCGCCTTGTTGACCTCAACACCAATACGATTGTGTTTGAGGGCACAGGTGCTGACGCTGCACGCAAGGCGACCGAAGTAGGCCAGAACCTAACCAACACAATGGGCCGCAAGGCATCATACGACATCCAAACGGCAGACCCGTCGGGTGCGTATGTAACCGTAGCCAACGAGAAGAAGAACAAGAGCACGCTGGGCGCACTCGGGCAGATTGTCGGCACGGCGCTGCCTATTGTAGTTAGCCTCGTCCCCGGCCTTCAATTTGCCGGGCCTGTTCTCTCCGCCGCCATCGCTGGTGGCGCGGGTGCCGCTATGGCTGGCCGCGATCCAGTCAAGGGCGCGATCATGGGCGGCCTTAGCGCTGGTGGTGGTGAAATACTCGGCCCAGCTTTACAGGGCGCGGGTGTTGGGGCTAAGGCGGCCACTGCGCTAGGTACGGGCCTCGGATCAACGGCTGGCGGCTTGGCTACGGGCCAGAGCCTGAAGAGTTCGCTGCTCGGCGGCGTTGCTTCCGGTGCGCTCAGTTACGTTGCGCCTAATATCCAAGATGAGTTAGGTATAAGCACCAAGTCTGGTAGTATATTCCGTGGCGGCAACACCAGCGCAAGCACTGGCGCGGACGCGGCTGCCGGAACTGGTGGCGACGCTGCCGTATACGGTGGGCCAAATGCAGACATCGTAGTCAACGCTCCCAGCTTTTCGACGCCAAACATAAAGCTCGGTGGGTTCAAAACACCAACGCAACAGTATTTGAGAGACGCCGCCGCAGACGACGTAATCAACCCCGAAACGCGCACGCCTTACAACACTGGGTATGATGGTGATCTCATTAAAGTCACTGGCTCAGTTCCCGGTGCGGTTACTGGAGGCTTAAACTTAGATCGTTTCATAGCGGACCCTGCGGCAAACAGAGGCGACGAGATTGTAGTTTCGGGCCAACTCCCCGGCGCGGTTACCGGCGGTTTCACAGGAAACCCAGCGGTGGACCGGCTTCTTCCGCCAGAAACGGCAGAGCTCGGTGATGAAGACCTCATCAAGGTAACAGGTAGAAGGACCATCCCCGGAACTAACGTAACGGTTGGAGGCACAACAACAACAACCACCCCTGCGGTTTCGCCAAATGCCATTGTTGTAAACGCTACTACGAGGACTACTCCGGGCGGTGGCCTTACCTTGTCGCCAGATACGGTTTCTGACGTTGACAAGAAGGCGGCAGAAGAGGCGGAGAAAAAGAAGAAAATCGGTCTTGAAGAGGCCTTGCGCATCGCGGGTCTTGCGTCTGGCCTCATCGGAGGTGCAGCCGGTGGCCGTCGGACTGGCTCGTATGCCTCCGGTGGTGGGGGTCTCCAAAATGTGTTCAGTGCCCGTCTGCCAAGCGCCTCTGGTATCTTCAGTTCGAAGAACCTCGCTCCGCGTGATATGAGCGGCACCGACTTCCTGCGTTACGGTTACGGCCCTGAGAAATCGTTCTTCCAGAACGTGCCCACTAGCGCAGGCGAGCGCGACAGGCTGGCCAACGAGTTCCGTCCATCATCGCTGCCACTGTCGGCTATGTACGACCCAGAAGCCCTGCGCCAAGACGCACTTCGTCAACTCGCTATCGGCGCACCGATTGAAGACGTACTCGACGCACTGTTATTGAACGCCACGCCGCAAGAAATCGAGTTCTACACCAAAACCCCAAAAGGGCAACAAGCGCTTGTGCAGCTTCTTGGGGGTTCACCGAATTCTGGCACCTCTAATCCGTCGATGTACGTTCCCGACGACAGGCGCTTCGCCGAAGGTGGCGCATTCGCCGCAAAGCGCGGTGGCTCGTCACGTCGCACTGAATTTGCAGTCAACGGCGCGGGCACTGGCCGTAGCGATGACATCCCTGCGGTGCTGTCCGACGGCGAATATGTGATCGACGCCGAGACTGTCGCCCTGTTGGGTGACGGGTCGAACAAGGCTGGCGCAAAGAAGTTAGACGACCTGCGGGTCAAAGTTCGTAAACACAAGGGTCAGAAGTTGGCAAAGGGCCGCTTTAGTGCTAAGGCCAAGAACCCCGAAGCATACCTGTCTGGAGGACGAGTTTAATGGCTGTCAGTTCATTTTTAGCTGAAGGGATGGAAATCCCGCAAGGCTCAGCCCTCTCAGACACGACCAAGCAGACGGTGCTACCTGATTGGTACACCAACTACGCGATGGACATCCTTGCGAACCAGCGGGCGGTGTCCACGAACCCGTATGCGACCTACCAAGGACCGCGTATTGCGGACTTCACACCAACGCAACAAAAAGCGTTCGGTCAGACCGAGACTGCGGCTGGCGCGTACCAGCCTCTCCTCGGAGAAGCCACGACTGCCGCGCAGGCCGCCGCAGCCGCTCCGGGCGCGTTGAACGTAGCGCAGCCTTACTTGACGCAGGCGGGCCAGACATCCGTGTCGAACATCGGGTCGTACATGAACCCGTACAATGAGGCCGTCACCAACCGCATTGCCGAGTTGGGCACCCGCAACCTTACTGAAAACATCTTGCCTGAAGTTGAAGGCCGCTACATCAAGGCCGGTCAGCTTGGCTTCGGCGGACGTGGTGGCTTGGGCGGCACGCCGTCGGGCATGATGACCGACACGTCACGCGCCGTCCGCGACGTCAGCGCCGATATTCTCGCACAACAGACCGCAGCGCTGCAATCTGGATACAATCAGGCCGCAGGGCTTGCAGGCACCGACTTGTCGCGCTTCGGCACTCTTGCAAATACGGCTGGCGGCTTGGCGCAGACACAGCAGCAACAGCAGCTCGCCGCCTCTGGCGCTCTGTCGAACCTCGGCGCACGGGCGCAAGACCTTGGTCTCACTGGCGCGAATGCGATTGCTGGCGTTGGCACGCTGCAACAGCAGCAGGGCCAGAAGAACCTCGACGTGGCCTACGGCGACTTCCTGCGTCAGCAGGGCTACCCGCAAGAGCAGATCAACAACATGGTAAACGCATTCAAGGGCGTTGCCTCTGGTGTGCCGAGTGCAACGATGGATTATGGTATTTCACCGTCTAGCGTAAAGCAGGAATACCCTGCGACTACGGCCTCGCAAATCGGCGGTGCTCTTACCGGCGCGGCAGGCATAATAGCCGACTTGAAGAAGGCGGGAGTTATCTAATGGCTTTGGAAACAGACACAACGGACGAAAATCTGCAAGGCGGCCTCACCCTCGGTAGCGCGGCTCCTGAAGAAGAGGAAGATGCTGGCGCGCTGCCGTATGCCGCCGTCCGCACGGCCATGACTGCGCGTAAGGAAGCCGCAAAGGCGCGTCAAAAGTATTACGACGACCTGACCGCAAAACTTGCGGCTAGGCAGGCTGGCCCCTCGTTCAGCGAGCGCATGTACGAACTGTCGTCGGCGTTTTTTGCGCCGACATCGACGCGCGGCTTCAGCGGTGTTGCGGGTAACGTCCTGCCTGTCTTAGCGTCGCAACAGAAGGCCCAGCGCGAGGGCGAAATTAAGCGCGAGGATGCACTCAGTGCGTTGGCCGCCGCCCAGTTGGCCCAGAGCGAAGGGCTTGCCGAGCAAGCCGTGGACACTGAAGTTGAACTTGCCAAACTTGCCAACAAACGCAGGCCGATTGGGTTTAACCCCGTCACTGGTGTAAAAGAATATATGGACGAGATCACACCAGCCCCTGTTGGTGCGGCGGGTGCGCCGGAGTTAAAATCTCCCGGCACTATGGAAACCCGTGGTGACGTCGAAGGATACTACAACGAGAAGCGTATTTGGACGCCGCTTCCACAACGCCAGACACAAGAAACTTTCCGCGCTGCTACGCCTGAAGAGGCGGCGGCACAAGGCGCGGCGACAGGTCAAATCTCGAACCTGACAGGCTTGTTCAAACCGGGCGTTGCGCCGAAACCTCGCACCTTGACAAGCGGCGAGCAAAGAATACTGATACAGTCCGAGGATGTCTTTAACAGCGCAACCGATACACTGACAAAACTTCGGCGCGCTATGGAACTCAATCCAAAGGCGCTTGAGGGAAGCCTGACCGGCTGGCGCAAACAGGTAGGCTCGCTATTCTCCAGCGACGATCCAGTGTATGTGGCGACTGAAGAGTTGGACAACACGCTACAGTCTATGGCACTCTCCATGCTAAAGTCTACCTTCCCCGGCGCGATATCCGACGGTGAACGTAAAGCCTTATCGGCCCTAGTTACGAGCAGTAGCCTCCCTCGTGCAGCGCGTGATCGCGTATACCGGAACGCCTTTGAAGCGGCGCAAACGGTTGCGGCTAGAGCCAAAGAGCGCGCAGAGAGAACTAAATCGGGGTACTACACCGAACGGACATCGCCAGCTAAACCAGAGGCAGGTAAAGCACGCGTCATTAATTGGAACAAATAACATGCCAAGAAATGTAACCGTTACCCTTAGCAGTGGTGAGGCGCTCCAGTTTGCCAACGTGCCTGATGACGTCACGCCGGACCAAATACAAGCGCGTGCTGAAAGCGAAAGCGGCGGCGCTACCGTTGTGTCTATCGACGGCGGGCAACGCCCAACTTCGCCCGCTGGTGATGCACCTGCCGACGGCGTGCCCACAACCACTGACGCCGTACCGATGGATGGGGTCGCTCCGACAGAGCCACAAGAGGACATCGCGGGTTACGAGGCTGGTCTGCGTGATTTGTACCAACAGTACAGCGAGAAGAAACGACCGTTTGCGGGCGCGGACATAGAGGATTTGGCGAGCAAATACAACTTGCGTGGGCGTATATCCAATATACCCGAAATCGAAGAGTTTTTTAAACAGTACGGCACGCTAAACCCATCGCTGGTCTCCGTCGCGCCAGACGCGCCACTGCCCGACCCCGTCAAGCAAGACGAGATCATAGGCACGGTGCCGCAAGGCAGTGAGAACACGCAACGCACCCGCGCGTTCGCCAAGGGTTTGGCGTTTGACTTTAACGACGAAATTGAAGCAGCCGCACGCATGTTCATGGCGGGCGAGATGTCTTCCGACGAGTACTACCGGCTCAAAGAGCAGATCAACAACGACTACAACGCGTGGGCCAAGGCTAACCCAGAAGAGGCTCTGCCGTTGGAATTGGCTGGCGGTGTTGCCGGATCGTTCATCCCCGGCATTGGTGTTGTGGGTAAGGGGTTCCAAGTAGGCTCTAGGTTATCTGGTGTCGGCGCGCGTGCAGCGGCCTCTGGTTTGGTGTCCGGCGCGGTGTCAGGTCTCGGTCAGGCGAAGACGCTTGGCGACATACCGCAGTCCGTCCTTGAGAACGCGGCTATGGGCGCAGCCTTTGGCGGTGTTCTTGGTAAAGGCGCGGAATACACAGGTCGAGGCGCATCCATCGCCAAACAAAAGTTTCTTGAGAAATACGGACCGGGCATTGAGGTTTATGACGACATATCTGGTCAATTCATCCGCGTGCCTGAAATACCGTTGACAAGGGCAGACCGTAGGGCGGCAGAGATACTTACCGACGCGAGTGGCGAGGGCGGCATAGAACGGTCAATCATCGACACTGATTTGGCAAACCAACAACGTGTACCGTTGACCTTGGGCACAGCTAACCGTGAACTAACTGCGCTTACCGAAAGGGTGGCTGCGAGACCAAGTTCGGGGCAAGAGCAACTGGTACAAGATTTGGTAGAGACACGCATTGCAACGCCAGACCGCATGAGTGCGACGTTCAAGGAAGCGCTGCCCGGCGCAGGGGATTTCTTTGACGAGCAACAGGCTATCACTGATCGCCTGCGCGCCATTGGCAACGACGAATATCAGCAAGCGTTTAAGTTTGGTGATGTGCGTGATCCAAAGATTGACGAGGTTATCTTTAACCCCGAACTCGCCAACATATGGAAAGAGGCGCAACGACAAGCTCGGTTGGACAAGCGCGAGCTAAAAGTAGCCCTTGAGCCAGTTTTTGATGAGGGCGGAGCGCTGATCGGCTCCCGCCCAACGGGGGATGTAATTCCTGACGTTGAGACACTTCACTCTTTCAAGCGCCAACTTGACACAGCCATCACCGCCGCGTTCCGAAGGGGCGCTGGTGACGAGGGCACATCGTTGAAAAAACTGCGTGATCAAATGGTGGATCGCCTAGATGAAGTGGTGCCCGACTACAAAATAGCTAGAGGAAAGTACCGTGGCGACTTAGAAGTGCGCAAGGCTATGGACGATGGTTTGAAAATACTGTCGAGCACGGTGCAGGCCAAGCAACTTCGAAAATCCTTTACGGCTATGTCTGACGCCGAAAAAGAAGCCTTCAAGACTGGGGCATTGGAAGCTGTAACTCGCAACATAGACGGGTCAAAGGGCGGAAACCTTGCCAATCGTTTGGCTGGCGCAAAGGCAAACATTGAGAAATTTGAGGCCCTTATGGGGCCAGAAGAGGCGAAGTTTTTTAAGCGCATCATTGCGCAAGAAAAACAACTGTACGAGCGCACCAGCAAAATCACTGGCGGGTCGCGTACGACACCCCTCGCGCAGGGCTTGGATGCACTTGACGACATGATCCAAAAAGGAAATTTAGGCGAGGTCGTAAACTTATTATTGGCGGGCCCGACAGGCGTACTTCCGGCTTTTGGTCGATTTGTCGCAAAGATGAACCCACGCAAGGAGTTTGGTGAACAGGTGTACTCGAAGTTGAGCCGCGCCCTTTCCGCTCGGAAGCCAGAAGAGCTGGGCGAAGTCCTCGACATGCTGCGCCGCTCCCAGAGCTACACCGACTACATGACATCGGTCAAGAATGCCGCCGCCGGTAGGGTTGCCGCAGTTTCTGGCGCTACACTGCCTTCAATGTTTGATGACCGTAGTTTTATTCCGCCGCCACCCGCTGGGTTGGAGCAAGACCCTGAGACCCTGCTTGCGAACGAGTTGGCTTCAGGCGGCCTCGGTACCGCCATAGGCGACGGGGCTGCTGCGGATGAGGCGGCGATGCAAGAAGGTCTGGCCGCCGAAGAGCAAGTGCCAGAGACGGGTACGGTTACGATAAATGGCCGCGACGCCCAAATGGGCGAAGATGGCCGTTTCTATTACACGGACGACAATACACCCGCCGACGGCATCTCAATGGGCATGCGCCGTGGCGGCCACGTGCAGGCGTTCCGCAACGGCGGCAGGGCAACCATCGCCGATATGGCACGACACTACGGCATGCGCCGCTAAGAGGAGTTTACGTTAATGGCTGCTGGCGACACGTTTGGGCTTGAAGTATTTGACGACGAGTTGGGTCGGTACGTGGTCGTGCCTGACCCGTCGGCAAAACCTCTTGCCGTGCGCAAGCAAAGCCCGAAGGCAACTCAGAAGCGTCGCTTTGAGGCGAAGCAGGCCGAGAGACGCCGCGCCAATGAAGCGGCGATGGCGAACGTAGACAAACTCGGCAGCGGGATTGCGTCGATACCGAGCCGCGTGGTGAACTACATCAAGTCGTCGTCGCCCTCAAGCGTGGCGCGTGACGTCAAGGGCATCGCTAAATCCACGATCGACGCGGCGGTGGAAAACCCGAACGCGTTTATTGAAGACGCCATCGCATCTATACCCGCAGGCATTCGTGATTTCGGCGACGTCCGCGAGACCGCACGCAAGCTCCGTGCGCAGGGCCGCAAGGACGAGGCAGAGGCGATGGAGGCGATGGCCGGAACTGCTATTCTGTCCGCGCTGCCTATTATTGGGCGGCCCGCAGGGGTTGCTGTCCGCAATGCGATTAAGGCCGCAGAGAAGACAGCCATTAAAGGCGCGAAGAAGGCAGCGACGAAGGCCTCGGAACTGAAGGTTACACCAGAGGCCAAACCATCAAGGGCGATACAGCGCTTCAGTGCTGCCCGCTCTGGTCCTAGCGCCAACCAAAAGCCACTTGCTCAAACGCGGACCCCGTTGCCTGAAACAGCGCCTTCTTTACCCGCATCCGTGTCTGGCTCTTTTAATGCTGAGGAAAATGTACCTCTTACGTTTAAGGGTTTGCAGCCTTGGGAACTGACTAGCAGCCAGATGGCTGATCTCGGCGATACATTGGGCGTCGAGAACCTTGGCCCGTTGAACGAACCTGTCTCCTTCCCTTACGAAATGGGAGGCGGCGAGCGTTTTGAAATACCCGGTGGGCTTGAAGGCAAGTTCACATACGAAGATATGGCGAAGATGAAGGCTTCGGGGATTGATCCATCAAAGATCGACCCCGAACTGCACCGTGGCATCCAAAGGAAACTGATGCTGTCGATGGACGAGCCGCAAGGTCTCTCCGACGCCAAGGTGCTTTCAGGTCTGACCTTTGGATATACATCTCCCAACAACCCGCTCACACCAAATCAACTTGCCACATCCCGTCTTCGCATGAACTCGATGGAAGATCTGGATCGCGTCATAAACAGCAGGCCGTGGGAACTTACGGACGCAGTCACGAAAGAACAGAGAGAAGCCTTTAGCGACACGCTTGCTAATCGGATGGGATTGGGTGCCGCTTCGAAGGGTGGTATCGGCGCACGGGGCAGCGTTGACTATTCTGGTTACACGGATTTCCTCGATCTGTTTCGGCGTGATCCAGCTTTCTTCCACCGGAAAGAGGGGGAGGACTGGACCGGCCTTGTTGAACGTATGGCAACGCAGGTTCCGGGCCTATCAAACAAAACAGGGTCGTTTGGCGTTGCGTGGCAGCCCGATGCAGGTGTTTCTGCGATTGATCGTCACATGGCCAACAGGTACATGGACACAATTCTTGCTGATCCCGTTAAACGCGAGGCTTTCCAAAAACGAGCGCTTAACCTTGCGGCTATGCGGGCGGCAAAAGAGGGAAAAGAAGCTCCTACTTCTTTCGAAGACCTGAACAAGGGTTTGATACAAGAGTTACTCTTGTCGGAAGTCGGTAACTCCCCTTCACCAAAGTTTCGCGTCAAATCCGGTGATGTAAACCCAGCGGTTCCTGAATACCTTGCGGACGTTGATTGGATTTCTGAACCGCAAAAAGCTGAATTGATGGGGCAGACATACAAAGATGTGGTCGGAGCCAATGAGGCTGCTATGGCGGGATCAGGCTTGCATCTATTTGGCAACCAGTGGAATATCTGGGACCGTATCAGACAACGCCTCGAACCACACGAAAACATGTTCCCCGGCCTTGAGAAGATCCCAAGGCTTAGCGTTGAACAGATGCGTGCTGTGGATGCGGCCCACGGGCTGACCGGACACAAAAACTACAGCAAAGACAGTGAGTTTAGGCTGCAACCGACGAAGGCGGGGGACTATAAGAGGTTTCGTTATTTTTCGGAAGGTGGCCTTGCTGTAAAGAAGCATAACGAGGACTTTGCTGTCCGTGCATAAACGCGGTCGATAGGCAAGAAGAGAACCAGAGGCTGACTTCATGGGGGTCAGCCTCTTTTTTTATCCCCATAAAAGCTTTTGCCCACGCATCTGCGTCAACGCACATGTCCTGTTCCAGTTTCCGTCGTGCATCGTGCGTCATCGTCCATCCCCCTTCGCTTCGGCCAGCAACGCGGCATAGGCTATGTTATCCTCCGCACTGTCGGCGTGGTATTCGCTGCGCGTGAACAGACGCACCAGCTTGACCTGCTGCATGAACATCCAGCCCTCGCTCTCGGTCAGGTCGCGGCCTGTGATGGCGTTGAAGGCCGTCACGATCTTGCTCATTGACCGCTCGCCGTCCAGATCGTCATAGGTTGCCGATCGCTCGTGCATGTGCGCCGCAGCGCGCCCAAGCAACTCGGCGGCCTTTGGCTCTGGCATCTTTGCCGCCTCATTGATCTCTTCGTTGATTTCTTTGATAATGTTCATTTCTTTTTCCTTTTTAACGCTTCCAGTAGAACCTCCTGCACGCTCTTCTTAGACGTGAGGCGGTACATAACGAGGCTGTCGACCGTGTCGCGGGCGAGGATCGGGTAGATGAAGACAGGGCGATCGTAGCCTGCCTGTTTCTGACGCATAGGGCCGATGCGCTCGATGATCTGCATGTGCTCTTCTAAGTTCCAGTTAACGCCGAAGAAGGCGAGAATGTTCCCGCCGTCGGCAAGGTTCAATCCGTGCCCCGCAGACGCAGGGTGAGCGAATAGTAACCCAATTTCCCCTCGGTTCCACTGCCGGACCGTGTCAGGGTTAGTGTCCAAGACACGGCCTTTAGGGTAACGCTTCTGTAGCCGGGCCAAGTCGTGCTTGAAATTGTAGGCCACCAGCACGGGCGCGCCGTTAGCTTCCTCAATGATACTATCCAGCGCGTCCAGCTTGGCATCGTGAACCGCCTCCCAGTTTCCTTCGTCATCAATATACAGCGCACCGTTGGCGAGCTGCAAGCACTTCTGCGTCCGCACAGCCGCGTTGGCCGCCTCGACGCCTTCGTCGTTCAGGACGGCGTACATCTCGGTCTCCATGTCGTCATAGACCTTGCGCGCCATAGGCGGCAGGTCAACGTAGATCGGGTTGTTGATCGGCTCGTCGACTGGCAGCCCGCGCACGGTCAGGCAGATGTCCCTAAGCCGCTCTTCCACTTCGCTCTGCGTGTGATCGTAAGGCATGAGGCTGTAGCCGTCATACCCCTTGCGGAACCACCGCTGCTCGAAGGCGCTGAACGTGCGGCCCAGCCGCTCGCCCTGATCGAGAAACCAGATCTGGCCCCACAGATCCTTGACGCCGTTCGGCGCTGGCGTCCCTGTCAGGCCGATGAAGCGGCTGACTTGCGTGTGCGCCACTTCGCCCAAGGCGCGGGCGCGAGATCCGCCCTGCCGCAGCCGGAAGGACTTCAGCCGAGTGAACTCATCCGCGATCACGGTCTTGAAGGGCCACGCGTCGCCCAGCTCTTTGCGCAGCCAGACAAGGTTGTCGTAGTTGGTCGTGTAGATGTCGGCCTCCTTGGCCAACGCGCGCTCGCGCTGCTTCGGCGTCCCTGTAATGGCGCTGACGCGTAGGTGCGACAGGTGAGGCCACTTCTCGACCTCGTCAGGCCACGTCGTCTTCGCGACGCGCAGCGGGGCAAGCACAAGGACTGGGTAGACCTCCTCGACCACGGACAAGGCCTCCAGAGCCGTCAGGGTGGTTACGGTCTTCCCGCCGCCCATTGGCATCCACAGGGCTGCCCTGCGCTCCTTGTATAGGTGCGCGAGGGCCTCTTCCTGATAGTCGTGGGGCGTGAAAGTCTTAGCCATCAGCGGATCTCCGACACCACAAAGTCGATGCCCTCGATCGTCGACACAGTATAGACCGGGATGCCAGCGTCCTTCATGCGCGCGATCTCGCGCTCCTGAAGCTTGCTGTAGCGGTCGCCCGGAGCCTTAATCTCGATGAAGGCGATGTGTGGCCACTGCCACCACACAAAGCAGTCAGGGCAGCCGTTACGGCCCTCCCAGCGCACCTTGCGGTACTGACCCCCACTCTTCTGCACAACGTGCTTGAGGTGGTCCTGTAGGCGTCCTGCGGGCGTCATTCCTCAGTCCAATTCACTCGGCTGCAAGTCGACTGACTTGCCGTCAAGCCAACAGTCGATGATGTAGTGCAGGTACGCGCGATCGGCATCGCACTTAGCCTTGGGCCTTCCGTCCTTGACCAGCACAGTCGCCATGTCGGCGTTGGCGGCCTCGAAACACCGCTCCTTGGTCAGGATCAGCTTGCGGGGCGTGTCGGCGTTGAAACTGAACGATGCGCCACCGTCCGGCTCCATAAACCCGTACAGAAATGTGATGTTGTATTCGTTGTATTCGACCGCCATAATCTCAGTCCTTTCTATATCTCAGAGTTTCGAACCCAGCCGCCGACAAGGGCAGTCCCCCAGACCAGCTTGGGTTGGTCGACATGAGCGCGGCCAGCCCGTCACTCGTGTATGTCGGGTTGTCCGGCGTCTCGCACACGAGTTCGTCATGGACGCGGATGCAGACCTCGAAGCCGTCGATCTCGGCGCGGAGCATGCCCGACATGAAGACGTCGCGGGCGATCGCCTGCACCGCGTTCTCCGTCAGCTTGCCGCCGTAGGTGTCGAGGCGCTCCCACTTGCGGGTGTACTGGTTCATACCCTCGTGCGTTACGCTGCCGCCGTCCGACACCTCTGGGGACGGATAGCACAAATAGCGACCGCTCGGCAGCCGCATGCGCAGCCACGCGATGCCCTGCGTGTCCGCCTTGACGTCGAACGCAATCAGGCCGCGCACGCCGAAGCTCTCACCCAGATTGTTGATTGCCTCACGCGCGGCGGCCTCCATGTCGTACCACAGGCTCTTGGTGCGCGGGTGCGCCTTACGCCACGCCGTGACAATCTTTTGAATGGCCTCGTCGGTCATCGCGTCGAAGACCGCGCCACCCATCTTCCGGTACGCGCCAACGCCGCCCTGATAGCCCCCAGCGAGCTCAGGCACCTTGCCTTGGAGCTGCCGCTCGGTCTTCGTGATGTCGCCCGGATCTTTGCCGAGGATGCGTCCAGCGGTCACCTTGTACAGGTCGTGCCCCTCGCCGCGATCATACACCTTGAAGGCAGCGATCTTCCACTCCTCGTTCGCCAGCCACGCCAGCACGCGGCCCTCTATGTTCGACAGATCGGCGATGACGAGCTTCTTGCCCACAGGCGCGACCAGCGCGCCGCGCACGCCGAAGGCGCAACGCTCGCTGACATTGTCCCAGATGATGTCTTCGCAGTCCGCCTTGAACGCAGCGACGGTCGTCTCCTGAACGACGTCGTCGAACCAGTCAGGCGATCGGGGCAAGTTTTGGGGCTGAAACAGCCGACCCGCATCGCGCCCTGTGCGCGCCGCGCCGCAGAACTGGATCAGGCCGCGCAGGCGACCGTCGCGTGACGCGCCGTTGAGCAGCACAGTGTATTTGGCCGGTGACGTCGCGGCGGCCTGCTGCCGGATCTCTAGCAGCTCACGCACCTTCGGGTCGAGCTTCCCACCGAGCAGGTTGCCAAGCGTGGTGCGCGTTAGGTCTTCGGGCACGAAGTCCAGAGTGTCATCGAAGTAGTCGAGCAGCCGTTGCCGCTGCGTGGCCGAGGTGACGCTGCCGCCGGTCAGATGGGCAGCACGAGAGGCCAGAGTTCTTGAAGCTCGGTCAAAAGCTCGGAGAGCGGATCGTGCGAAATCGAGGTCGACGGCGATGCCACGGTCATTAATTCTTTGGTCGACGTACCAAAGGTTGCGCTCATAATCATTATCGTTCCAATGCGGCATTCGTCCATGTATGTCTCGCATCGCGTCCACATCAAGTCGGGCGTATTCGATGAAGGCTGTCCAGTCATTTGGGTGCGTCTCCCGTGTTGCGCGCCGCAGTTTCCAATTCTTGGGGCACGGCTTGGTGAACAAATGTATCAGCTTTTTACCTGCTTTGTCTTTAGCTTTATCTTGCGGCACATTTAACACGTCGCAGAGCTGGCCCAGAGCGCCCGGCAGGCTGTGCTGAAGGGCCAACACCATAGTGTCGACGATCTTCTCGACGGGGATGTTGATGCCCTGCTCGCGCAGCACCGTGCGGTCAAAGTTGCTGTTGTGGATCACGACGGTGTCAGCAGCTTCAATGACCTCACGCAGCGCCTCTCGCCAGTCGGGCTTGTCTTGCGTCTCCCACACGTCCACAGGGTCGTTGTCGACCGCCAGCGCAACGAGCAGCACCTCTGCCTCTTCGGCATAGCGATACGCGCCGTGCCTGATGTTGACAGTGCAGTATGTTTCCAGATCGAGATACAGGACGCTCATCGCTTGCCGTGCAGGATCTCGCTGACGCGCCCGATGTTGATGTTGTGTGCTTCGGCAATCTCTTGATGCGATGCGTCTGGATTGTTGGCAGCCATGTGGCGCACCGACGCACGAACGCCAGCGGTGATGCGGCGGCTGGTGACAGGCGCGCGTGTGTAGCTGCGGCGGTACGTCTCCTGCATCAACGCGTCTATGCGTGCGTTGATCTTGTGCTGCCGGTAGGCCAGCCTTGTGCTTTCAGCCGTGAGCTGCTGCACTTCTTCGCGGATTTGTGGGATTGTAAGTTTCATGCTGATACTCCTTCTTTCGGGTGAGCCGCGCGCTTCGTGTATCAGCAACGCAGGAGCAACCCGCACCCGCGCGCGGCTCGCCAGAAAGAAGGTGTGCCCGCCCTGAAGGGTGGATAGGGGGCGGGCACACCGTGACTATAGACTTAAAGTAAGTCTAAGCCAATAGCCGAGGCATAAGTGTCGAGTATCGCGAAATGCTCGTCCCTGTCGTCCTTCGACATCTTGCGAATGCGGATGATCTCGCGGATGATCTTCGGCACATACCCACGGGCCTTAGCCTCGCTGTACACGTCCCTTATATCCTCCGCGACACCCTTCTTCTCCTCTTCGAGACGCTCAATGCGCTCGATCAGAAGCCGGAGCGGATCGCCCGCACTGTTGTGTCCTACGTCGCTCACAGGAGATCGTCCGCGTCCGCCTTGGCCTTCGCCACGTCAGCGAAGTCATCGGCACTGGCAGTCGAACCGCCGCCGCCCAAGTTCTCGCCTTCGCCTGTCACCAGAATGCCGCGCAAGGAGCAGTTCAGACGACGCCCGTATTTGGGGTTGTCTTGTGCCCAGATCTCAAGCGAGGCGTGCACGATGGCACCGCTGTGCGCAATGCGCTCGATTTCAGCGTTGCTGTCGACCTTCTCGTTGTACTGGTTGTAGACGGTAGGTTGCGTCTTCGAGTTCCGCACCGAAAGATAGTGCATGCCCGCGAAGCCTTGATACGGCTCGCTGTCCTTGTCCTTGTAAACACGCTTAACAAAGGCGGTCTTTTCCTTGGAGACAAGGTCTTCGTAAACGCTGGCTCCACGGTCCTTCCACTCTTCCTTGGCGACTTCCAGCATTGCGGCTTCGATTGCCTTGTGGTTTTCGCTGTTGGGTACGATGGGGAACTTAGCTCCATACGCTGGATCGGTGTCACCAAAGCTTTGTGGCTCCGCAATGTTGGGGAAGCACAGGACGACGTTCTTGATCCTGATTTGTTTATTAGTAGCCATTATGACTTATCCTTTTCGCTATTAGCAGTTTGAAAGAGGTCACGGAAATCGTCCGCAACCGATTGAACGGTCATCTCTGACCGCTTATCCGAGGCAAATGCCACAGATGGCTTACCGTCGCTGCGGGAGGTCAGTGCTTCGACCTTCTCCCACCGCTTGGGGTTACTCTTGAACAGCTTCTCCGCCTTCGTCGGGGAGATCAAGTTCATATCATACATCTCGTCCTGACGCATGCGGAAAGACTTGAGCAGGGCCTCGACCTCGGCCTCGTCCGACCACTTGCGGTTGCCCCTGCGGCCCTCCACAAGCTTGAAGCCATCGATCTTCTGCCCAGCTAACAACCGGCGCTCGACCTCGGCGCGGACGCCCTTGCACCAGTCCTCGACCAGACCGACCTTGGCCATCGCGACCGACAGATAGTTGTCGCCGGTCTCCATGCTTGGCACCTCTGGAACGAGGTCCGCAAACTCGTCGATAGTGGCCGCCGATGTCCCGTCAACGATCTCGGCGATCGCGGTACGCAAGGCTGGGCAGGTCGCCTTGGCCTTGCAGAAGCGGCACTGCTTCTCACCCGGTGTTGTGTACGTC